CTTTGATCCATTGCATGTCATTCAATTTTAATCTTGCAATAACACGTCCAACCAACAATATTATAAATATTCTTATACATCCATCGATAGCATTCTTTTGGTATGTTTCTAAATTTGAATCGAATACATGATCACTTACATAAAACTCATATAGTGTAAGTATGAACAACGTAATAAATACAGATTGAATCCAAAGAGTTTGTGACATTTTTTCTTCTTCTATACCTTCAATACCAAATTTATCATTCATTAGTCTCGTAACAAGAAGCATAACACCTACTTTTAAAACATTATTTTTTAGTCTACTTTTTTCACCATCTGACATTTTCCCAAATATATCCATTTGTATATTATATTGTTATAAAAAAAATATGGCAATTATATATCTTTAGTCTTTACAATACTTTTATGCTTATCTATTATTTTTTCATACTTTTTAATGGACTCATTGAACTTTTTTTTTTTAGGAATTTTCATCAAACCAATATTAACAGCCAAATCATAAAATTTAGCCAATGGTAAAATATGAGCGTTGTGGAACCTTGATGCTAATTCGAGTCTAAATAACCAGGCTTCTTCAATTGTATTTTCGGCAACAAAATACTCAATATGAATTGTATTATTTTTCTGTCCTGGTCTGTCTAATCTACCCTTCATTTGTGGTAATTTATCAGGTTCCGGTGGTCTTGTTAGAATAGTATCATATATTACCAAATCATTAAGTCCAAATGTTCCTTCCGCATAAGATATTGAACAATGTTTTCCAGATTTATCGGGATATCTACTAACATTTTTTATTTTTATTGATAAATTATCAGCTTCTTCTTTACTTCTTGTATATATTAGTACTTTTTTTGAGTTCATATTTTCAAGTATAGTTTTAACGTGTGGTATTACATCGAATTCATTTACAAGAAGTGAGTATAACAATGAATACATTTTGTCAGAAGCTATCGAACTATTTGAATAACTATCATATTTTTTCTTAAGTTTATCTGGTAAACTTATTCTTGTGACATGTGAGCTCCATTTTCTTGTATTTTTTATCATATTACATATCACAGATTCTTTCAAAATAGTATCCAAAAAATCTTTATTTTCCGGCAATCCAGTTTGAAGCATTTTCAAAAGAAAAAATAATTTATCAAATCTAGATCTAAAAAATGTTGCACTCATCATAAGAACACCACATTTAGAACATAATACCTGTCTCCAAGCTTCTTCTGTTTGCAATGCTTCCCTATTTTGAACTGATAAACATTCATCAATAATTACAAAAAACCACGGAACACTCAATGGGTGATCTCTCATTCTACCCAATGTAGTTATAACTATCGAATATTTTTCTATTGTCGCACTCAATTTCCCATTGGCACTCTGTGTTATTATATGTGTTCCCTTAAAATGTTTTTGAATTTCATCAATCCAGGTTTTGAAAAGTGTTTTAGCAGGAATCAAAACCAAAAAACCATGATGTTCTTTTTTATGACCATATTTTTTTGCTATTTCACAACAAACTGACAATGCCGATAATGTTTTGCCGGCACCAACACACGAAGCATCACCAAATCCTTTTCTCCCCATAGTTATATCATTCATTATTTTATCTTTTGTTTGCTGTTGATTATCCCATAATTTAGTTTTTAATTTAAATATTTTATTTATTTTTACATCATCAGTTTGTCTAAACGCTAATTCATTTAAGGTATTGTACATATGCACAAATTCACTTGTTGTTCTATCAATGACAAATGAAAAGTTCCCTCGGATAATTACTGTATTAGGGTATAAAAATGACAACAAATTAAATAATCTCCATAATGTTCCCTCATATTGATATGAAATAGCTTCTTGTAATTTGCGCCCACTTCTATCTACAGGGCCAATTGTTACTTTATCCATGAAAGAATGTGCAATCTTGACAAGTACTTTTCTCCATATTTCTGTCGTTATAGGTGATTTCTTTGCTAAATCATTCCAAATAAATACATTATCGTAATTTATATTTTTTCTATGTATTGAATATTCTCTTAATAATTTATTTATTTCATAATTCCCATATTTATTCTTTTTAGTTATGTATAATGATTGTGCAACAATATCTCTTTTTTCTAATTTAGTTCCTAGAGGTATTGACAGTGGGAGCAAACATGTGCCAATATCAAATGGCTTTAGTGGTGTATTTTCCGCGTAAAAAATTATATTACCTTTTTTGTCTTTTTTAATATATGTTGAAATAGTTTTTTTATTCCAAGTCCACTCGTAACCTTCAGGTGGATTAATAAGAGGAATAGTAATTTTGTTTTCGGCAATTTCTAAAAATCTCAAAATAGCTTTATCCTTTTCTTTTCCTTTAATGTACGCCGACATTTTTTTACCAGTTTTTTTAAATTGGATTGGGTCATTTGGTGTTCCTGATATAATCACTTCCAGATATGGGTTGTTTCCATCTCTAGGTAAAATTATCTTTCGGCCAAATAACAATAAAAACGCTTGTCTTGATATTGCTTTATTAGCATCATTATTTTTTTTATATAGACCAGAATATTGCACTACCAATTCATTTATTTTAATTGGTTTGGGATTATAATAATCACACTGTATTTCGCTCAATACATTCATAAAGTGTTTGTGTATACCTGGATCCAATATAGGTTTTCTTACATTATTTCTCGATGAATAATCCCAAATTAATCCAGGTATTTTTTTGGTTGTATACTTTTTAGTCGGAATTTTCGATAAAGATCCCTGTATATGAAGTATTATAGATGGAAAACAATGCATATCATAACTCGCCAATCTTGCATTTACTTCATCTTTTTTATTTGCATTTTTTAATAAACTTTTCATAGATTTAGAGTCGAATCTCTCCAATTTAAATGTATCTAAATAAGATAATCCTTTACATAAAAGTCTTTGATCTCCAGACATTTTAGGCATTATTTTAATACATAATCTAAATATATTTTTGATACCATCTTTGCCAGTGCCAGAACAATTATCTGATATTTTTAATTTATTATTCATTTTACCTTTTCTCCATGCCCAATTTGTCCCGTCATTATCATTATATTGAACTAGTAATGCAATATATATTATTTTATTAACAATCTCTTTTGAAAAATATAAATCTGGATCCAGTTGGGCCATTATCGCCAATGATCCTAATTCTGTGAGAGACAAATATTCACCATTTTCGGAGTCTTGATATGGTTCACTATCTTCGATTATTGTTATAAATAATCGCCAAGCCAATTGTCTAGAACAACTTACTTTTGCGAATTGTTGATCGGGTAAATTATATGGTTTAAGCCGACTAAGTTCTTCTATTGTATCTTTCAGTAATTTAGAACATGAACGCCCCCTTCGAATACATTTTTGTAATAAGGAACATTTATAACCAACTTTTCCAGATTCAGGTAATGGTATTAAATCAGTCATTTTTGATTTATTTGTACAAATAATTACTAAAATTGGTTCTTTAATTCCAATTTCGCCGATCAAATAATCCATATCATTTTGAGAATCAAACCATTTTTCATATGTATTAGTTTCGGAAAATTCTGTAATTTTCGTGTTACCAAGTTCTAGTGTGATACCATAGTTATAATTTAGTTCATTTGATAATAATTCTGTTTTTGAAGTCCACCCATACTTTTTTTTTACCATCATACTATGGATACAACAAAAACTGACAGGTGCTTTACCTTTTCTATTATCTAATTTATTCATTTCTTCATGTAATTCATCACCAGATTTGAATTTTTTACCGATCCATGAATTTGGTACGACTGATATTCCAAATTTGTTTTCACCAATATCAGAAATTTCAATTTTGCAAGGTAGTGGGTGAGATCGTCTTCTCAGTGCGATTCTGGAAATTTCACCGTCTTTATCAACAAATTGTTCTTTTTCAAAAGATTGTGGAATCGCGAATTCATTTTTTTCGAGCCACTGTGATAGTGCATAGTACATACTTTGCAATCCATATAGTTGAATGTTTTTACTCCAATAAAGTACATTTATTGCTTCCTGTATTTTATTTTGACTTAAAAATTTTATTGCTTTGCTAATTCTATAATCTGTAAATAATGGCACTACATCTTCTAATACTTTTACACTGAAACCAGAATATTCTCCATTTCTTTGTACAATTGCAATCTGATTTTTTTTTAATCCAAAATTGGCAACATTGTTTACTAATTTGCCGTCAATTGTTTTTCTAGCCTTATATGATGGTTTACTTTGGTCTAAAATCAATTTCCAAAGGGCATCCGATATTTTCATTTTTATCGTTATTAACAACTGTTGATCTACTTCTTAAATATTGCAAAATCAAATTTAATTACTTAAAAATATATTTCTATTAAATTTATACAAAATTAATAAAAAAATTATTTCTAAGAAAATCCAACAAACTTCATAATTCATTAGGTTATACCATCTTCTTCCTTTGAAATTACAAATAGTCTTCGACGGTCATCCTTTGACAATGGAAGCTTGAGAGTAGAAGGAGATGGGGATCGCTTAACCATAGTAATCAGACCACGTGAAAAGTATGTAGCCATTGCACTAACCTTTTCCTTAACGATATCGCCGTTATCATCGCTATAATAAACAGTTCGAACATTGAACTTCAACATGAGAAAGATGCACATTGCACAAGGCTTTGCGTTAACCATTTCACCACCAGCATTAATTCGCACAACAAACATACTTGTCTTCCTTAACTTACGATAGCCCTTTCTTACTTTGGGGAAGAACTACATTACTTATACAAGCCGACTCAGCGTGATGACAAGGGACATCATACACATCACGACCACTACAAGAAAGCCGAGTGCCATACTTGTTCGCGCTTGTAGAAATCACACGTCGAAAATCAACGAACAAAAGAGCTCCAAGGCGATAACCCATCTTACTGTCGAGCGCAATGCTCCTTGCCATGCGTGCGTACTTCATAACTCCGACAGACATCTTTGCTTTTATCTTATTAAAATCTAAACAAAGAAACAATATATTGTAATACAATAGATATTGTAATGAAATTAAATATCAATTTTTTATTAAAAATTGATATTATATATGACATAAAAAAGAGAATATATATTGAAACAACCATGGGCGATATATTTGAACCGCCGATATTAAAATTGCAGATTTTGCAAATCGAACCAACCAAAATATCATTTGAAGATAAAAAGGAGAGAAGACAAATGATAAAAATGTCATCAGCAACATTATTAGATGAATAT